TTAAGTCTTGAAGTTCCTTGATGTCCTCAAGACTGGCCTGAACCATTTCTGAATCAAAAAACTCGCTACTAGAATCAAAGTTCATTTAACAACAATCTCCTTTAGTGTTTGTTTGTACTTTTTAAGGTTAATATTATTTAACAAAAACGGTTTGTATTTGTCAAGTTTCATACTGACGGTTTTCCATACAAAGTCATCTAACTTGGCATCAAAGTCTTTTTTGTATCCAAGCATACCATCGAGTATCACTAATGTTTCCGTTGTAATATTTTTCTTTAAGTGTTCTTTGATAATGATCGGGTGTTTGCCGTTCTTACATTCAAACAAAGAATTAAAATCTCTGTCACTACAAATCTGCATCATATCCTGTTTGAAAAGATAATTCAAACTCTGTATCTTCTTTTTCCAATCATTATACTTGTCTTCGCCTGTTTCTATAATCTCTCCTATCCACATTCTTTGTGGGTCATCACACTGAGAGAATATAGCAGTAAAGTAATCTACGATATCTTCATCTTTCTTTTGACGAGACATCTTTTCAAAAAAATATTTGTCCTTTCTCTTATTAAATGATGAGGTGGTTGCGTTTGTCTTACCACCATACTTAAAATAATCAAAGTTATCCTTCGTAAAATGATTCTTGAATGCTAGATAAGTTCTGTAGCAGTCAAAACCAGTCATAAGGGCAGTTTTGCTCTTGAGGTACGTTTGAGATAGTTGAGTTCTGTTGCTTCCCATTTCAACTTCTCCTTGAGTGGTTTTGAAATGAGTTTCGGCACGGATTCAACGTCAATGGCATTTTGTTCACAATAATGTACGATAGCATCAATATAACCTAGATTGTCATTCTTGACAATAGCCTCTATGTCCTGTGCAAATTGCGCTGAACAGAGAAACTTTTCTTTAAGAGCTTTGTTGATGTCACCCATTAACCACCATTCGGTTTTCGATAAAGTTTTTGACATATTTCACAAGTAATTTAATGTAGTCACCTTTGTTTCTTTTATCATAAACTTTGACCTCACCATTTGGTGTGACCATGATTGTGATAAGTTTTTGGATAGGAATTCCAGTCAGTTCATAATACATACAGGCATATGCAACCTCTTGAACAAAGTATTGTTCAATCCATTCTTCTGGTTTAATCTTCTTCGAGGTCTTAAAATCAATAACAGCGAGTCCGCCCTCATATTCGGCGATACAATCGACTCTTCCTGCCAGACCAAGGTATTCAGAATAAAGTGTGCGTTCTATTGCGTGTATCTTCCCTATCTTGTCTAAACTAGACTTAGCACTATGAAACATAAACTGAGTTAGTGGTTGGTAATCCTTCCAATCTAACTTTTTATTTTCAAGATAGGCTTGTGCAGCTTCATGAAAGTCCGTACCACGTCGAGTTGCCTCTTTTGTAACACGGTCTGCTTCTTCATTCCCGACTCTCTTTCTCCATTGACGAAACACCTCTCGATTATAGAAACTTGTAACAGAGGTGATAGAAGGAACCCACTCATTGCTGGGTAACTTATATAGGCGAAGTCCGTCGGTCTCTTTTTTCTCTAACTCTAAATCACCTAAGTGATTCTCAACAATAAACATTAAAATCCCATAGCCATTTTACGAACAAGATATTCTCTTACAAGGCCAGAACGAACAATATCATTGACATCAAATTCAATCATTGCAAAGTCCTCAGGCATTTGTTCGATTATCTTCATGAAGTCAAGAATGCCATTCTTTTCGTTGGTTTTTTGTAAGTCTGTTTGACTTGCATCACCACAGAACATGATTTTAGCATCCTCTCCTACTCTTGTTATTATACTATCTAATTCATGAAAATTCAAGTTTTGTGACTCGTCAACTAACACAATCGCTTGGTCAATCGTTGTTCCACGAATGAATGATGTACTCCAGAACTTGATAGTATCCTGTTGTTTTAGATTACCATATAACATTTCAAAGTCTGCATCGGTAGGCATCTGAAACATATACTTCACCATGTTCTTGTATGGTATCTGATACAAGAAAGACTTATCCTCATGGTCGCCAGGCAAAAATCCAATCTCTCTGGTTGATACAAGAGACCTTACAATATAAAGTTGATTGTAAGGAGTATGTGGGTCAAGAATATCTTTTAATGCAAGATATAATGCAACGAAAGTTTTACCAGTTCCAGCAGCACCGTACGCAAAAATATTTTTACCCTCTTTGTAATTGTCAAAGAGAATCTTTTGGTTATCTGTAATAGGCTCAATCTTGTTTAGAAGATCGGCATTGATAGGTCTTTTTCTTTTCATCTGTTTAGCCGTCATTCCTACACCGATAGGAGAATCTTTTTTTCTTGCCATTACTTATTAATCTTAGTAACTCTTGAGCCAGGAGATTTAGATGCCTTGTGTAAAACATCATTCCAACTAGGATTCTTTGTGATTAGTTTGTCTTTCCATTCACCAACCTCTCCAAGGCCAGCAACTCCAGCATTCCAATCTTTATCCCAGTCTGGATTATCATCTCTCCAGTTAGAATACTCAACCATAGTCATTGATAATTCTTTTTTCTCGCCAGTTTCTTTGTTAATAACAGGGTATGTGGGCATAAGTTTTAACGTTTTGTAATATTATTTAGATTAACTCTTAGAAAATGCCTTCTCTGCATATGATCTAAGATAATCTTGGAAACCTTGTTCGATTCCACCTACATTATCATGTTCATCACACCATATGGTGGCGAACTCATACACAGCTCTTGTGTGTTCTTCTAAGTGGTGTGTAAGGCATCGAAAACAAGCTGCTCTTAGTAACAACTTCTCTTCTGAGTAACGGGGATCATCACTGTTACCCGTCATCATCCTCAAATACTTCATCATAATCTGTAATGTGATTGACGATTTCGTCATAGTTTAAGTTTAATCTATATGCCTCTTCATCAGAGTATATTTCACATTCTAACGCATTTACAACATTTTTCAAGTCTTTAATCATAACTTTTAACTTTGCTCTATCCATTGAGTGGCCTCCCATGTTTATCGACTAGTCCGAGTTTCTTGACCTGAGATATATTTGATTTTTCTTTCTTCTTTATCTTCTTATATTGTTTCATGATTTTGTCAACTTCGTCTTTGAAGACTTTGACTTTGAGTTCTTTTTCTGATGATTCTGGAGTGACAAAACCCAATCCCTGATCAGCTTCTTTTTTCTGTTTCTCTTCCAAAAAGTCGTTGATTCCATTCTGTATTTCTCCTTCAATGATGTCATTTATTTGATTACGGATAAGTTCATCATTCATGAGTTTCTCCTCACTCTTTTCTTAGGTTTGGTTGGTGCAGCTGCAGCACCCCATGTCTTTGGACTTACAATTCCAGGCCCATATTCAATACTCACGATAGAACCCGCTCCAAATTTATCGTAATACATATCGAATATATTAACCTTAGCATGACATCTAACAAGATCATTACGAACCTCACCTTGAATTTTATACGTCACAATATAAGCATCAGAGGGCAGAGTCTTATCACTCATCTCCTCCTGATTGCAATTCTCTTTGATGAGACTTGTTGAGTATCTAGTACTCAAGTCTTCTTTTTCTTTTGGTGTCCAATAAGCTTCAGACATCACTTCATCTCTGGTTTTTGTTTTTGACATACTAACTTCGATTACCCCATTGTATATCGGGGAATGCCTCTTCAACTATGGCACGAGTCAACTTGTATTTCTTCTTTAGGTTTTTGTCTTTCACCAAACAAATAATTTCTGCTTCATCTGGATGAAGACCCTCTAGGAGTTGCATAAAAAGTTGTTCTCTTTTCATAGGTCGAAGTGCATCATTCCCACCTTTAACAAAATTATACAACTTTTTCCATTCATATGCAAGGTGTAGATGTTCGGTTCCAGCAGGAGCCTCGTTTTTATTAAACGGAACATCACCGTCTGGAAGCATCGACTTCACGGATTCATCAAAGTTCCAAATCAAAACAGACTTAAGATGTAAAGATTCATACTGTTTAAGTGTTTGAATCTTTTTTGCTTTTGTTTTTTGTTTTGATACTAATCCCAATACCTCACTTAAAAGAGGGTTTCTTGGTAATCTATTTTCTCCCAAAGTGGGATGTGTTGTAGTCATAATTCGTCGTCAATTTCACTATCAAAGTTTAAGTTTTCAAATCGAAAGGCAATGATTTCATCTGGAATAACATTACCTTTAAGGTCATACATCTCAGGATGCATCTCAGAAATGTCAGTTTTTTGTTGATGTTGTTTGTATAACCATCCTATTATACCACCAACAAAGAGAAAAAGCACTGATATTAAAGTGCCGAGAGTTAGAGCGAGTGTTAACACATTACCTCTTGTACTTGATTTATTTAGTTTTAGTTTTACGTCTCCCTCTTCTTCTCTCTTTCTCATATCTTTTTGCATCTTCCAAGATTACATTGAAGTAATCTTTAATCTTTCTTGCTTTTGGTTTTCCAAGATGACCATAGGCCTCTCTTAGAATTTGATGTTCACCATCTTTTCCACCTTTGATGTATTTACTCAGGTCATCAACCAAGTCAGTCAACTCTTTTGCAGTTGAACTTCCAATGAATTCTTTTGCTCCAACTCCTGTTGTTTTACAGGACTTCATAAAATCATAGAACTTCAGATGAAACTTCTGTTCTTCAAATGCAACATCAATTGCCTTGTCTACGATTGTGTAAATGTCTTCCATTAAACTAAGTTTTTTTCTTCTAGGTATTTGAATGTATCTAAACACCCACCAATTAATTTGTCATCCGCCAATATTCTTGGGAATGATGACCCATAACCAAATTCAGAAATGAACTGTTCTTTAGTAAAATCAACACCAAGTTTATAAACTCGATACTCAACTTTTGCTAATTCTAAAAGTCTTTCTGCTTTTTTACAGTAGGAACATCCCTCTTTGGAATATAAAGTGAATTTCATTAATCCTCCTCAAACATATTATTACGAATTTCAAAGTTGTCAAGTCCCTCTACTTCAGAAGGTTCTTGTGAATAATGTAATCCATCATTTCCGTTTTGTGCAATGACATTCATTCTGTGTGTCGTTTCTTCCTCATCCCAAAGTTCGTGAATCTTTTCGATGTCAGCGTCAACACTTTTCATGGTGTTCTCAACTTTAACATCAATCCATTTTTCTTTCATCCAAGTGATTAAACCTAAAGCAAGAAAAGAGATAGGAAACTTTTGTTTCTTCGCCCATCTCTCTGCCTTTGCATACCAAGGGTCTGTTCCTTTACCAAATTGTTTTTCAAACTCGATCTTCATTTAGATTTTAAATACGTTTGCTGCGTCCCAATCTTTTTGAAAAAGATCTAAACCCTTGTCAGTCAGAATATGATTATACATCTTTTCAAATACTGATGGAGGCATTGTAACTATCCCTGCACCATATTCAAAAGACTTACTCACACTACCTACATTTCTTATAGATGCAGATAAAATCTCTGTGTCAACAAAATTATATAGTCTCGACTGTTTTTCATAGATGTCTGCAATCTCTTTAATTAGATTCAAACCATCAAATGAATTATCATCAACTCGACCCACAAAAGGCGAGACGTAGGCAGCGCCTGCCTTCGACGCCAAGACCGCTTGAGCAGCACTAAAGATCAAAGTCACGTTTACTCTGATTCCCTCCTTTGAGAGGAGTTTACACGCCTTCAGGCCTTCGGGTGTACAAGGGACTTTGATTGTTGTGATTTCACCAAATTTCTCTTTCAATCTACGACCTTCTTTGAGAAACTCATATGAGTCATCAGTCACAATCTCCATACTAATGTCATCAACACCAAGGAGTGCAATCTGTCTGTAGACTTCCTCTGGGTCTTGACCACTCTTCTTAATCAGAGTTGGGTTTGTAGTGACACCATCAATCAATCCAGTTCCATAATATTGTCCTATCAGGTCTACATCTGCTGTGTCTAGAAAAATTTTCATAAAAAAATGAGAGGATTTATGTCCTCTCAAAGTATCATAGATTTATGTAGTTGTCAATATTTGTAATCAGATACGAACAAAGATTCATTTGACACACCTTCTTCAGAGTTTGCATAGAGTCCACATGACGCCTCTGAATTTGCTCTTGCACGTTCAAGTAATGCAATGTGTCCAGCCTTTTCATCAACACCAGCCCACTCTCTTAGACATGAGTGTTGTAATGCACGACCAAATGAGAATGATAGATTCCATGGCACATTTGAACAAGTCATTGCAAAGTGTTGCATCTCATTTAAATATGATGATGCTTGATCCTCACTCAATCCACCAGATAAGAATACAATGCCAGGCACAGCAGCTGGAACACATCTAAGTAAAGTCTCAACTGTTGTCTTTGCAACTGTCTCTGCGTCATCTTCTGGTGCATCACTTCCAGATACTGTCATGGATGGTTTGAGTAGAGTTCCCTCTAGATATACACCGTTTAGATGACATGCCTTATAAACCTCTGTAATGACACGTTGTTGAACCTTTGATGTAGTTTCAATACTATGATTTCCGTCCATTAGTATTTCTGGTTCAATGATGGGAACTAATCCAGCTTCTTGTACAGCACGAGCGTAACGTGCAAGACCCCATGCGTTTTCTTGTATCGCAAGGTCAGATGGCCCATCCTCTGTGATCTGTAGAACTGCTCTCCACTTAGCAAACCTTGCACCCTGTTCATAATAATTAGATGCTCTTTCTGTCAATCCATCTAGACCAGAACAATATGTCTCATGTTCTAGGGCGCCAGGCAATGGTTTCAATCCCTTATCAACCTTGATGCCTGGAATGATACCTTGTTTGATAAGTTTATCAACCATACTCTCACCATCAGCATGATTCTGATAGAGTGTCTCTTCAAATAGAATTGCACCACTAATCGATTTACCTAAGTCTGGTGTGGTGAATAACATACCACGATAGGCCTGACGATTCTCTTCTGTATTCTCTACATTAATATCAAATAATCTTTTCCCAATAGTTTTTGTGGATTCATCAACAGCAAGAATGCCTTTTCCTTTCTCTGATAGTTGTTCTGCTGTCTTTTTTAATTGTACTTTGTAATAATCTAAAGTCATTTTCTTAATATTTCCTTCATTATTTATTATGACATAAAAAAAGACCCCTGTAAAGGGGTCTTGAGTAGTTCCGATTGTAGAGACCGCACGAAAGGTCTCACTCGTATTTAGAAAGTGAATTTAACACCAGCTTTTGCACCCCAGTCAACTAGGTCTTCGTTAGTTACAGCAGATAGTTCACCGTAGAACTTATCGTATGAAGCACCAACATATCCAATAAGCTCAACATCTCCGAACTCATCAGTTGTCTCAGTGTGAGTTACTGTAGGGCCACCAGATACGTACCAACCAATACCTGATTCTGTAGATCCCTCATATCCTACTACTGCTTCTAGACCACCAGAAGTATAAGCACCATCAGGATATGAACCAGTTGCCTCTAAATTAACGTAAGGGCCTGCAAATGCAGCACTAGTAGCTAGGAAAGGGGCGGCAGCGATTGCTGCAATTGAAGTTTTAAACATTTTTTTTAAAGTATCTCGCAAGAGAAAACCCCTGCGGATGGAAAATCTTTCGACAAAGATTCTTACATTCTACGCAGGGGCACGATCTTTCGATCCCTTTGTTATGTAATGGTATTTATGATACCATGATATTGATATGTTGGCAAATCAATACAATTCATGTGTGTCGTATTCAAAAAATTTATCTATAGGCATATCCGCAGACTGGTTTGTCCACCAGTGATCTAGACCTTCTCTACTGGTTTTGTGAAATGCATCTATGTGTTCTGGATGAATCGAAGATCCTAATTCTAACTTGTAAAGGAACAAGGGTATCGCATATGTTCTCCCTGCATTGTAAATCAAATCATCAGCTACGGCACGAGGTCTGACACCATTATCTAATTTGAACTTATCACCACGACAATGAAAGTGCATGAGTTTCTCTGCATACCTTCTATTCACAACGAAACAAGCCGTAGAAAAATCATCAACATATCTCGGATGAATATTTGCAATCAATCTTCTTGGATTAATTATAGCTATCTGTAAACAATCCCAATCGTATGGCATTCTTGACATGAACTCTCTCCAAGAAAATGGCCAATGTTTTACTGAACAGAAATCACAATCATCTTCCATGAAGATACCATACTCAGTATCTGTAGTTTCATACCAATGTTTGATTGATTTTAAATGTGATGTAACACAACCAACCTCTCCTGATGAAACTGCTTCTGGATACCTACCAGATATAATTTGAGATAGATCATCTTCTCTACCATCAAACGCAGATATTCTTTCATAGTTAGTGACTTGCCAATAATCTAACTGATCTTTCATCCACTGCCATCTTTCTGGTTGTCCATCAAGATTAATGATGTACAGAGGGCCAAAGTCTTTTAGTTTGTATGCAGATTTATTTCTATCCATATTGTTACTTAATCCCAATTTATATTTAAAACTTTCCTATCTATCTGATCAGTACAACTAGTTCCCAAATGTTTTATAGATGAGTCAAAAGTAACTAAACGATTTGCAACTGATTTAACAATCTCACCAGTTTCAAAT